AAAGAATCTCATACCGTAATGAGGCTATGAAAAACTCACTTTCAGCAGACGCTTGCCTTATCTGCGTGTCAGTGATTCGGGAATCTATCGCTAACCCGTTCAGCGTTTGGTCGTTCGCCATTGCTTCTTCAACTTCAACCGTGATTGTGTCGAGTGTGCTTTCTGCGGTGTTGCCTTTGGCAATGGCTTCAATGGACAAATCAAGTGTTCGTTGTTGCCTGTTCTGAATGCCAATCTCTAAGCGTTCAATGCTTTCTGAATTCGCGTAAATCAGCAGCCCAGGCAAATCACTGGTTGCGATTGGATAAGTGCGCGAAAGAAAGACATTGCTTCCTGTTGTCGCTAGTCCTGTCAGAACCGTTTGGATTCTTGCTTTGATTTGCGCTCGTTTGTGCGCCATTTAAACACTCAACATGATTTGCGTCATGCCTGTCCCGTCCGGCTGAATCCCTCGAACCGTGTAGCTCACTGCTGAAATGGTTAGAGTGTCGCCATGCGCTAGGCTGGAAACGTCAGCGGTTCTTGCCAACAGTGTTGGCTCTGAGCTTTCGACTTCGCTTTCGTCCAAATCGACTGCAAGAAAGTCGTTGTCAAAAATGCCAGTGAAGGTTGAAGTGTCCGCCTTCGTCACAGTCGTTCCGTAGTCGTTTAGCAATGCGCTTCTGTCCGCTGCGGTTTCAACGCTCATTTGGCTTTAGGCTTTCGAGCTGTTTTTGTGGTTCGAGTGGTCACTGGCGGCGCTTCTGCTTCATCCAAGCCTTTGGCTCTGTTTTCGTAGACAACCGCTTTGCCCATAGAAACCAGTTGATTTGCCTCTTTTGGGTCAACGCTGATGACTTGGCCCACTCTGACAGGTCCACCGTTCGCAACGGTTCCTCTGACGATTTCAATCTTCATTGGAAAATCCTTTGAAGTCGTTCGTTATAAACAATCACTCTTGCTGGATTCTTCATTAAGTCTCTCGCCTCAATCCACTTACCTTGCTGATCCTCTTGGACTCTGGTTGGTTTCTTGTCTAAGTCCCACTGATGCCAGTAGCGCCTTGGTCCGGTGTAGAAATCGACACCGCAGACATGAATTTCTGAGTAGTCAAAAAAGTCTGCGGTCCAAAGTGCTTCTGGTCCGCTGAGTCGTATAAATGGGACAATTCCACCGTGAATGTCTTTGTCTCTTAAATTCTTTGGTTCGTGGTGCACAATTGCTGGCGTTTCGTATTCCTGAAGGTGTTTGACCATCCTCACGTCATGCGCGTAGCACCAGGCAAGTTCCCCAAGAAAAAGTAAGCCGTGATTATTAACTCCGGCTAAGTCGTAAGCTTTTGAACCAATCTGCGCCTTGGCTTTCGCTAGGTCTGAAGGCGCAGAAGGTCCGCCACAAAGTAAGATACAAGGTCGAGCTTTACCCCAACCTTGTAGCTCGTCTAGCTGATACACTCAGGCAACGGTCACATCCTGTGCTGCCGCGAAGCTTTCAGCATGAGCAACCGCAATATCCATATCTTGATAAAAATATAAATTTGTTGTGGCTGTTCCTGCTGAACCGTATGGGTCAACCAGCACATCCAGTGCTGAGAAGAAGCCAATGTACAGATCGCTAAAGTTCCCGAAAATTAGGGAGTAAGGCGAGGAACTTGGTGCTTGCGTGGTCTGCACTACCGGATAGCCAAGCATCGAATCTGGTGTTGGCATAATCATCCGCGAGTCAGTGCTGGCAGCAACCAGTGTCTGCATCAGCTTGCCGACAACTGCCGGATGAGTTACCCATCGCAGGTTCCCAAGCAGAGCGTTGTCCTGGCTGACTTCAGTCATAATATCAACGACATTGCCATACGTCAGATTGGCGTTGCCGCTTGTTCCGCCAGAGGAAACGTCACCGATTCCAGAAGTTCCAAGAATTCCGGTTGGCTCGTTTGAACCGCCACCTTTCAGCGCTACGTTGTCGATTTTTGCCGCGAAAATTCGGACCATGTTGTTGCGAATCAACTGCTCGACAGATGGGTCGCTCTGAATCATTAATTCTCTAGTCACGGCAACTTTGTTTGCCAGAAGCTTTGGGGTCATGGTGACTTGAGCAAAGTCTGGCTCACTGTTTCCAACTGAACCGCCTTCCGCAATGAAAGCCGCTGCGGTGCTGGTGGAAATCTTGGGAATCGCAACATTTCCTTGCAGTCCGTTCAAAATGGTTGCGCCTACTTGCCCCAAAATACTGGTTGAAATCAAGGCGTCGATAAAGCGGTCACCTCGGTAGTCTTCCGGCACAATGTTGCTTCCTGCGCCAAAGGTTGCTCCGGCTGCGGTTGATACAGTTCGCGTCGCCCAACCAAAGTCAGGAACAAAGAATCCTTTTGGTTGTCGAGATTGCTTCTTTGCCAGTTCTTTGCTGACTTCCAATTCAAAGCCGGCCTTGCTCCAATCTTTTGCATCTGCGGCTTGAATGGCTCTTACCAAGCTGTAGTTGCGCTTCTCTTTAGGTGAGGCATCAACTGAAAAGTCAATTGGCTTGCTGGTCTTCTTCTCTAAAAGCATGGCTTGGAATTCAGCTAGGCTTTTCTCTTCCTGAAGTGCGCGAAAAGCTAGGTCATACTCGTTGTGCCGCTTGCCAAGTTCGAGAATCTGAGAAGCTTGGTTGCGGTACTGATTAAGTTGCTCATTCACTTCATGCCGAACATTTACTTCCGGCTTTTGAACCTGCTCTTCCATTTTATTCTCCTGAATTGCAGTTGATTCATTACCGGAAAGATCCGGCTGATAGTTTCTGCCAACTCCAACAGTAGAATCGGCAGGTATGGAAACCATTGAAACCTCCAATGGTTTGAAGGAACTCACCCGATAAAGCGGCTTGTCTTTGTAACCGTTCTCGTCTTTCGTCATTCCTTGAATCTGGTAGCCAATCGAAACGTTGCCACGGATGCCATCGACTACGTCACGATAGACTTCTTCCGCCATTGCGTTTTTGCTAAACCGGACTTGCGCTCTGAGTTTGTCGTTGTCCATATATGCCTTTTCAACGACTCCAATTTGTTGTCTGGCGTCATGGTCCAAAAGCAGTGGCGCTTTGCCGCTGGACATGAATTCCATGTCTACGCTTCCGGCATTGTGTTCAAGAACTTCATAGCCGAATTCACGTTCAACCGGATTCGTTGACGAAATGCTCATCATCACGCGACGGTCGTGTTCTTCGTCCATCATCCGAACGCTTCCGGTTCGGTATTGCGTTTGAACTGGTAAGTCTCGCGTTTCGACTTGTTCAACTTCTCGCTCTTCCGGTTCTTCTGCGACTTGTTCCGCTTTGGCAAAAGCCACAATGAACTCGTCTTGCGTTTCTTCAACGTCAATGACGTGCCTTTCGGTCATGCTAGTTAAATCCATGTTTCTCTCGCTTTGATTCACGATTTTTTCTGACCAACTTTTGCCAGCATCCCCACCCCACAAAGCCCAAGCGATTCTGCCATTACTTGGATAACCTTTTTCTCCTGGTCTGAATCCTTCGGCTTTTTTGTCAACTTCATGGCGAGCAAAAAAGGATTTCATCCGCTTCACGGTTGCCAACGGTAAACTCTTGCCGTTTGAAATGTCTCTGGCTCTGGCGATTCCGACACTGGTTCCGCCTCTGCCAAATTCTCGTCTCCACTCTAGGCCACGGTTTGCCTCGGCAATCATGCCCTCGGTTGGTTTGTGGTTTTCCGCCACTATTCAACCTCTGGCTCAACAGGACCATGAGGCGAACCCAAAGGCTCAAAAGCTAGGCTGATTCCGTAGCGTTCCGCCATTGCCTTGTCGTTCTGCATTTGCTGAAAGACTTCTTCGACGTCACGCCCGTATTGTCTGGCAACGTCATTAAGGCTTTTGAATCCGTTTCTAACTGCTTCGACTTCTGCTCTGATCTCTTTTGCTGGGTCCACCCAACTGAAACCTCTGCCTCGGAATTCCAAGGTGTTTGAAAATTTGTCGTAGCGAGTAATCGGAATCGGGATTGAGCCGGAAGTCATTGCCATTTTCAGCCACTCTTGAGCAACAGGTTCGCAGAGGTGCTGAATCAAAAAGCTTTGCAGTTGTCTGTAGAGGTCTCGCTCTTCTAGTGCACCTTGCCTTATGCTGGAATAACTGACGCCTTCAAGGTTGTTACTCAGGCTGGTGTAAGAAATGCCAAGCCCACTGGCAATGCCTCGAAGAATGCCTTTGTGAAATTCGGCATAAGCTGAAGTTGGATGGCTAGGATTCCATTCTTGAAACTGCATTCCGGCTGGCAATTGCTGAATACTTCCAGGTTCGCCCGACATGATTTGATTGCCGTCCGCTGCCTCGTCACCAATAAAACCTTCACCATCAGGACTGACTAAAAAACCCATTTTTGCGGCTGCGGTTCGAGCTGCAATCAGTTCAGCTTCTTCATAACCTGACAGGATTCTCATTCGCGTCATCGCTGACGCAAACCAAGAAACGCCTCTCGTCTGTTGCGCTCGGTCTGGCAAATAAATGTGCAGGATCTCTTCAGCCGGAACTCTTGTCCGCTTGTCGCTTCTTCTCTGCCCGAACGTATCGAACGGATGGCCTTGACCTAATTTTAAGTAGTAGGCTTGCGGTGCGTCGAACTCGTCGAGTTCTACACCCATGACCACTCTTCTGCCTCTTGGCTCAGTGGTGAAATATTCTTCGTCGAGGTAATCCGGCTCTAGCACTTGAAGAGCGAGTCCGTCACGCCAACGCTTCCCACGAACAAAACGAATCAGAATCTCGCCATCCCGACAAAGTCCCTGAATCACTAATCGCTGAATATCTAGCCAAGACTGACGCTGATTTGCTGAACAGGATTTGCCCCAACGTCGAAACGCTCGCTCAATGATTTCGTTACCAGCAGCATCTAACTGTCCAACATTCGGCTCGTTGAGATTTCTGGCGCGAGACTGAAGCGTGAAACCATGCTCGCCAACTACATTAGAACTCATCAGTTGCAGGTAACGTCTGGCGTAATCATCATTGCGGCAAAGTTCTCTGGCTCTGTCTCGTAGGCGTCTAAGCGAATATTGAAGTTCTGCGTCTGAGCTTGTCGTTGAGCCGACAAAATCCGCTAGGAATCTCGAACCAGCCGCTCCGTCATATCGACGTTTTTTCTGCTTTGGACTTGGGTTCTCTGGTGCTTGTCTGTGGACTCTATCTGTGAGCCACCACATTGCTTCAGCGATCATCCTGCCCTCCTGAACTCAACCTTCACCAGATTGCCAGGACGTTTCCCTGCTCTTGCTCTAGCTTGCTGACTTTCTTTAGCAACTTCTTGTCTGTAGTAGTCGCGCCACTTCATCAGGTCTTGAATTGAAAGCTTCGTCAGACTGCGGTTCCCAATCGAATACTCTTCAACGTCATTGTCTGCGCGGCCTTCCAATAGGGATTCAATCTTGTCACGCATGATTTCAGCGTGAGTTCTGGGATCGTGGTTGACGTCATAGTCATAAGAAATTTCCCAGTGTCCTTCTAAGACTTTGATTTTTTCTGAATCAGAGGTGCGAGTTATCCAAGCCTGCCAATGAACGTGGCCTTGTGGGTAGGTTTGCGTGGTGCTGGAAGAGACTTCAACGAAGTAGGTGCTGGCTGCTTCTGTGGCCTGAATCTTAAACTCAGTCGAAGAGCCACCATGTGATCGAGCGATATATTCCAGAGAATACGAATCTGGCGGATAATCAGAAGCGAGATCGTCCTTTCGCCAAAGCCAGCGTTCGCCAGCTACAAGACGGTCAGGTTCAATTGTGGGGTAGTTTGCGCGGTCGAATTGATTGGTTGCCATGCGCTAGAAATAGCGCAGAACTTCAAGCTTGTGGGCAGGATTGGCAGAATTGGCAAAATTGGCAGAATTTAAAAATCAGTTTAAGATTTCCACTCTCCACAAAAGTCAGTGTTTTCTGTAACAGGCCAATGAATCTTCATTTCAAGTGGCTTGGCTTGGTCACTTTGCTTGAACATTAACGGCATAGGCGCATTTCTGCGGCAATATCCAAATTCATCAACATTTTCAGGTAAGTCTTTTGCTGTGAATGTTGCCGAATCCCAAAAACGACAAGAATGACAACGCATTGCTTTTGGTGTGATTGCATGAGGCTGATCTTCTTCTTTGCCCCAAAGTAGCCATTGCTGAGAAATTCCAAATTCCAACTCAATGGCCTTGGCTAGGGTTGCTGATACCTCTGTGCCTCTCAGGAACAAGCTGCTCAATCCTGAGGGCGCCATACCTACCTTCTCGGCAAACTCAGAACGCGAAATTCCTAATGATTCAATGATTTCTAATAGCCTTCTGGTTGAGTCAGGCAAATTCTCTGCTGGTTTTGGTTTTCTTCCTCTCATGTTCCTCAATTTAATTTTGCAAATGAATCTAAGTAACTGGTTTGGCTTTCGATTCTCCAGCTTCCACCAACCTTGTAAGCCGGAACTAAGCCGGATTCACAGAATCGGTAGGCTGTTCGCTCGCTGACGTCCAACTCAGCAGCCAACTGTTTTGGTGTCAAATATCGGTTTCTTCGGTGTCGCATATCAAAACCTTTGAATCCAAGATTGTGGTCTTCGTGCAGGTTTCGAAGTTCTTCGTCTTGGTGCTTCCGGTGATTCTGGAATCGCTGATTCCACTTTTTCGGCTATTTTAACAGTTCTTTGTAGTCTTTTCCAATCCCGAATGTTTAGCGAACTAAGTGCTGCTAAACTATAAACTAAACAGTCCAAGGCCTCGTTTCTTGGTCGAATCTTGATCCATTCGCGCCTTGGAAAGCCTTTGTGGTACTTGGTGACGATTTTTTCAGCCGTGAGTTGTGCGAAGTATTCTTCATCTAAGTGTCTCGGAAACCGCAACGCTTCCGGTCCGCTGGCAATGCGAAGTCTGCCAAAAATCGCTTGTTTTATCGTATCCACCCCAACCGGAAACAATTTGATTCTGCCTGAATTGTTGCGGCTTGGCCTGCCGATTGGTGGCTTGCCTTCACCTCCCACACCTTTGATTGCGTAGATTCTGGAAGTGGTTCTGCTTCTCACAAATTCATAAACCGCTTGGGTGTAGTGTCCACCGGAGTCGATACAAGCCGCTTGCACTGGCAGTTCGTGACCATCGGCACAACGCCAGCGTTCTCTCAGAAGTTTATCTAATTGAATCCAAGTTTGCGGTGCGGCTGGGTCAGAGTGCAGAATCTGATGGTCAAGAATGAATCCTTCATTGTCCTTGCCTGTTCCCAAGAACGTCACTTCTAGCCTGTCATCCTGAACGTCGATTCCTGCGGTAATCACCAAGACGTCTGCTGGCGCTGGTGCTTTGTAGACTTCACGCCTGTTGTAAAGTCCGTGTTCGTCAATCGTTTCGCCTTGGTCTTCCCATGTTTCGCCCAGGCTAAGATTGACAAAGGTCTGAAGCTGCTGTGCTGAGTTTTGACATTGCAAGAATTCTTGTGCCATTTCAGCAAGCCTAGTCCAAGGTGAGTACAACGCATTCAATCGAAATCCGGCAATGCCGTTGCAATGGCGTTTTGCTTGCCAGCTTCCTGCTCGAACTGCTCTCAGTCGCTCGCCTTCAGTCCAACTTGTTTCGCATTTTTCACAATGTAGCTTTGCGTCAGATCCGTCACCTGTCCAGCGAACTGAATTCCATTGAAGTGTTTGTTCATGGTCGCAGTGTGGACACTTCACAAAATAAAATCTTTGGTCTGATTCCTCAAACCAACGCTCAATCACCGAAACGCCTTTGACGGTTGGAGTTGAAACCAAAACAATCTTGCGGTTCCAATACGTTGACGTTCTTTTCATTGCCAGCCGCAACGGATCCCCATCAATCTTTGCCGTGTATGGGTAACGGTCAGTCTCATCACAAAGCAAAATACGGATTGGCCTGGAAGATAAACCCGTTGCTGAATTTGCCCCAACCAAAGTCAACTGACCACCAGCAAAACGCTTTTGTAGAATCGTGTCTCTTTGGTTGCCTTTGCCATCAAGCGTCAGTTGCTTGAGTTCTGGCGTATCTCGCAGCATTGGAAAGATTCGTTCCTTGCTGAATCCTTCAGCAGCGTCAACCGTAGGCTGCAAAAATAGAATTGGACTAGGATCGAAATGGATAAAATAGCCCAGAGTATTGAGCAGAATTTCAGATTTGCCACACTGAGCTGAAGACATGAGAACCACAGTGTGGATGAGTGGGTCAGAGATTGCGTCCATGATGCCGCGCTGAAACTCGGCTCGCTCGGTTCGCCACTGGCCTTGCTCGGCTGAAGCCTCACCTGAAAGCTTGCGGTATTCATCAGCCCATTCGCTAATGGTTAGCTTGGGAGGAGGTTCAAAATACTGAAGAGATTCTTGAAGAACTTGCTGAAGAAGTGCGCTCATTAAGCGTAAGCATCCAGTGGCACGTCTTTGAATTCTTTCAAAGCTTCTTCCAAGGCATCTGCAATGATACCTTTGGCTTCTGTCAGAGAGGTTGCTTGCAAAATGTCCGGTGCAAGCTTAGTGGGCATGGCAAGAACGCGAGAACGAAACGCGATGATTTGCGAAACCCAAACGTTTTTGACGTTATCGGCTCGCAGCAGCTCACGCTCAAGCAATTTTCCTTCAAGTTCGGTTTTGTTGGCCTGCGCTTTTGTCAGTCTGGTTTTTTCATACTGGAGGTCATTGCCAACTCGTCGTTTGACGTACCATTCAACGCATTGCGGCAAATCATAGACGTTTTCCTTGCCATCTGTGCCTTCGATTG